AGTCCCTTCTTTATTCTAAGAAACAAACCCCCTATGTATTTCGTCCTTCGGAAGAAGATACATGCCCCCCCAGCGAAATCGACGAGCCTACAGCCAAGGCCGATCGCAAGACCCCATTCGGGAAGGCCGCCATGCTGGCCGACAACCCCCACGGCCTGGATGAATCGCTGATCGCTGATTACCTGGCTGTCCGCAAGGCGGCCAAGGCAACTGTTAGCGCTCGCATCTGGTCCCGCCTGAACGCCAAGCTCGAGCAGTGCAAGGCCTTCGGCATCCAGCCTGCCCAGGCCTTGGAGATCGCGGTGGAGAACGGCTGGCGCGGATTCGAGGTGGAATGGGTCACCAAGCGCGTTGGTGGCCAGCCGCCTGCCAAAGCCAATCCCAATAGCCGTCATCACGGCTTCAACGAGCGCGACTACACCGCTGGCCTGGCCCCGCGGGAGGACGGTACCTATGCGATCTGAATCGGTGATCACCATGTCTGAGGTGAAGAACGCTGCTGGCTTTCGTGTTCAGCCGGGCGAGTGCGAACAGCACGGGGCCTTCGAGCAGCGCGTGACCCTGTTGATGGGGCGCGAGATCGTCGGCCGTTGCCCAGACTGCGAGAAGAACGCCATCGCCGAACGCGAGGCCAAGCAGCTGGCCGAGGAAACACGCCTGAAGCGTGAGGCCATGACCCGCAAGCTCGGGTCTGCGCTCATCCCGAAGCGATTCGCCGACCGCACCTTGGCCAATTACCGGGTCGAGCACGAGGGCCAGCGCAAGGCCCTGGCCTATTGCACGCGGTACGTTGCGGCGTTCGACGAGATCCAGCGCACCGGGCGATGCCTGATGCTGTTGGGCCAGGTCGGTACCGGCAAGACCCATCTGGGCGCTGGCATGGCCAACGATTTGATGCGTAACACCTCGGCTACCGCCGTGTACCGCACGGTAGGCGCTGTCCTGCAGGCCATCAGAGCGACATACGACCGACACAGCGAGCAGTCCGAGGCCGACATCCTGTCCAGCCTGATCGAGCCGTCGCTGCTGGTGCTGGACGAAGTCGGCGTCAGCAAGGAGCAGCCGAGCGAATTCGAGCTGACAACCCTGTTTTCGATCATCAACGGGCGCTACGAGCAAATGCGCCCCACGGTCGTGATTTCCAACCTGGAAGCCAGCCAACTGCGCCACGCCATGGGCGAGCGGTGTTACGACCGCCTGCGCGAGGGCGGCGGTGTGGTGGTGCCGTTCCAGTGGGAGTCTCACCGTGGCAGAGAGGAGTTCTGACCATGCGGCAAACCAAGCTGACCAGGGCTGCGCGCGGCCGGGAGTGTCAGGTGCGTATTCCGGAGGTGTGCAACGGCAACCCGGAAACCACCGTTCTCGCGCACTACCGCTTGGCTGGCACCTGCGGCGTCGGCAAGAAGCCGCACGACCTACAGGGCGCCTGGTGTTGCAGCGCATGCCATGACGCTTGCGACGGGCGCAGCAAGGCCGTAGATCGCGAAACAGCCCGGCAGTATCACGCCGAGGGCGTCATGCGCACCCAGGCGCTGCTGCTCAACGAGGGGGTGCTCATAGCATGAAGCCGGCAACCGTGTCTGGGTTCAGCCCCAAGAAGCCCCGGGCCAAGCGCGTAGATCGCGAGGGCAGCGAGCAGGCCACCCTGATGACCGAGATCAAGCTGCGCTATCCAGAGGTGTACGCGAGCCTTCATCACACCCCGAATGGTGGGCATCGCAGCTGGGCCGAAGCCAAACGGCTCAAGGCCCAAGGCACCAAGCCTGGCATTCCCGATCTGCAGCTGACGCTGGCCCGCGGCGGATATTTCGGCCTGTTCATCGAGTTCAAAGCCACCGTTGAACCGGCGCCTGTCTCGCCTGAGCAGTACGCCTGCATCGAGCGGCTGACCCGCGAGGGTTACCTGGTGGTCGTTTGCTACGGCCATTTCGACGCCATGGAGTGCTTGAGAGCCTACATGGACCTGCCCAAAACCGAGGTAGTGCAATGACCAACACCGCTGCTGTGAAGATCAGCGATTCCGAGATCCGCCGCCAGGCCGCCGGGTCGGCAAGAGACCTGCGCAGCCTGGCCAGCAAAGGCCTGTATTTCCGTTTTCACCGGTCCCGCGATCGAGGTTCCTGGTACCTGGTCATCAAGGGGACATGGCACAGGATCGGCTCATACCCAGAGCTGAGCGCCGCCAAGGTGGCCGCTGCGCTGCCGGATATCCGCCTGCGCCTGGAAGCGGGCGAGGGCTCTAGCCTGTCGAGCTGGGTGCTGACCGGCGAGCTGCTGACCTGGTTTGCTGAGCGCATGGCCCGGGACCGCAATCTTTCGGGCAAGCGCAAGAGCACCGCTGCATCGGCCATCAAGCAGCATTTGGTGCCGCGCCTCGGGCAAGTGCCGCTGGCCCAGATCGACAAGGCGCTGCTCGACCGGGAGCTGATGTGGCCGCTGCAAGAGACCCTGTCCATCGACTACGTGCGGTTGGTCTTCCAACTGCTGGCCCTGGCCTTCCGGCAAGCCTTCAAGCTGCGCTACATCAGCTCCAACCCCATGGCCGGCATCCGCTTCGGGGACTTCTCGAAGGCCAAGGTCACGGTGAAGCCATCGCGCCTGCGTGGTGTGCACCTTGAGGATCTCATGAGCCGCATGAAGGGCGCCCTGGCCCGCCGGCCACAGCATGGCGTGCTGGCTCTGATGATGCTATGCCACGGCACTCGGCTGGGCGAGACCAGGCTGGCCCGCTGGAGCCATATCAGCCTGGCCGAGCGTGAGTGGTACATCCCGGCCGAGCACACCAAGACCGGCGTGCACCACCGTTTGCCCCTGACCGACCAGGTGCGGCTCCTGCTGATGGCCTATCGCGAGATCCAGCGTAATCAGGGCTATGACGGCGAGTTCGTTTTCCCAGGGCGTCAGGGCAAACCCATGAGCGAAGCCAAGGCGTCGGCAGTCTTCACGGTCATGGGGCAGGGTGAGTGGACAAGCCACGACCTGCGCAAGCTGGCCCGCACAGGCTGGGCTGATCTGGGCGTTGACCACCTGGTGGGTGAGCTGCTGATCAACCACGCCATGGGCCATAACGTGAAGGTGTACATCCAGTCCGACATCATGGCCCGTAAGCGTGAGGCCCTGGAGAAGTGGCATGCACACCTTGATCAGAAGGGTTTCGGGTCGGTTCACGGCTTGACCGGCGATAGATCGATGGATTCATGGACTCTCTCGCGGACCGCAGAGCGTGCGGGCTTCGGGGCGCTTCCGGTATCCACCATAAGCGAGGATTCAAAACGATGAAAAAGGGGCGGCGACCTGAGTTTTCAGGGCGGCGGATACCCCTGGCTGCCTGCCCAGAGTGCTGCGGCCGAGCCACAACAAGTGGGCTTTTCGGACCGCGGCCGTGCATGGCCTGCAACGTCTCAGGCTGGGTGTCGGCAGTCACGGGCGAGCCGCTACCGCTTGAGGAACTGGCTATGCAGCTCGGCCAGCGAGTGCGTGAGTTGGAGCAGCAGGCCCAGCATCGCCGCCCAGTCACATGCAGTGGGCCGGAAGCGCAATACCAAACGAACAACCGCCGCGGCGCCGGCGGCACCAACTTTACCGGGGATTGAGGGGAAAATATGAGCCACTTGGAGAGAAGTGCAGAAGAATTGCTCGAGCATTGGGGTCGCTGGGTTGTGCTGGGCTCCGGCGTGTCCTGCTGCGCGTCGCGTGAGAACACCATCCTCGACCCGGTCATCACCGACGACGAGGCCCTGTTCATAGATCGCCTGGTCGGCCGTCTGTTGCAGCGCTATGCAGAGTGCGGGGCGGTGATCATGAAGTACTACACGTCACGGGACACCTCGCTTCGTGAAGTGGGCAAGAAGCTGAAGTTCGGAGAAGAGAAAACAAGGCAGCTCTGGAAGGCCGGTGTTGCTTGGGTTGATGGTGCGCTTGATGTTCGTCGTGAGGCCGCTTGACATCCCCGGTCCTCATCCCTATATTTCGTGTTACTTTGCGGTAGGTGCGCGAGAGCAAACTCGCCATCACCAGCAGCCCCCTTGAAGCCTCGGCATATGCCGGGGCTTTGTCGTTTCTGGAGCACCACCTATGGCCGAGCCAAGTACCGGCGCCCTTGCAGTGACCGGCGTACTTGCCAGCGTCGGCCTGGGCGCTGCCTTCCCGGAGCTAGACCTGGCCACGTTGGTCGGATCCTTCGGTGGGTCTTTCTTCTACGTTGTATTCGCCAGGGACATGAGCACTTGGCGCCGGATCGGCTACCTGCTGACTGGTTGGATAGGCGGTTACTTCGGTGCCGCAGAGGTGATGGGTCGTGCCTGGACCCAGACTGCTGGCTTCAGTGCTTTTGTCTGCGGTGTTCTCTGCGTGGTCACCTTCTCCGGTTTGCTGGAGTGGATGCAGACCGGACGCATGCCAACCTGGCTGCAGTGGGTATTCCGCCTGCGGGCTAGGAAGGAGGGTTGAATGGCTGCCGTAATCCAGGCCGCGCTGTGCGCCGTCATCTTCGTGATGATTGGCCTACGCTACCGGCCGTATCCCGATGCCCGCTACAAACTGGGCGTCTCCCTCATGGCTTGGGCAGCGTGCGCGGTTACCGGCATGCAGTGCGTCAGCCTCATTGGTCGCATTCTGCTTCACGATGAGTTCGCCGACGTGTCCTGGTTCAACACTGCGTTTTACCTGCTGGCTGCCATGCTGGTCTGCCGGGCCAAAGGGAACGTAGCCAAGATCGTGCGGGTTGAATGATGGCCAGACTCAAGACGCTGGGATTTCGCATTCAGGAAGGCACGGAGAGCAGGGTGAAGATGGTGACGCCTGGGAGCTGGCGTAGCGGCATGACCAGCTCTCAGCGTGGATACAACTACAAGTGGCAGAAGGCTCGCGAGCGGTACCTGTTGGACAATCCGTTGTGCGTTTACTGCGATCGATCGGGTCGAGTCACCTCCGCTTCAGTGGTTGACCATGTGATTGCGCATCGGGGTGACATGACACTGTTCTGGGATCAGAGCAACTGGCAGTCGCTGTGCAAGCCATGCCATGACTCGGTGAAACAGGCCGAGGAGGCTGCCGGCTCGGCCTGACAGCCGTCGATACCGATGCGCGCTGCCACGAGGCACGGAGTTGACGTGCTTCAAGCCGGGGGGCGGTCAAAATATAGCGATTCTCACCTAGCTAGACCGCTCCCGACCCCACGTACAGATTTTTTTCCCCCATAGGATTTTTGTTAAATGGCTTTAACATCCCGCAAGCGCGCTTTTATCGCTGCGCTGAGGGAAGGTGCGTCCAATCGGGACGCAGCTGTAGCGGCTGGCTATTCCGAGAAGACCGCGTCTGCGGCGGGGTCTCGGCTGGTGAAGGACAAAGACGTAGCAGCCGAGTTGGCCAAGCTCCGCGCCTTGGGCCTGATGCCTCCAGATGTTAAAGCAGATGTTAAAGCGCATGTTAAAGCCAGGCCCGAGCCGGAACCCTCGACACAGGCTGAGCCAGCGCCCGAACCTGCCTCCGCGAAGGACGACCAGGGCGCCCCGGATCCTGGCGGCTTCGACCTGATGCGGGCGCTGCTGCACCGCGACCCTAATGA